CTGGCCGCGAATTTCCCGCTCTCATCCGTCGCGCGTCGCAGGCTGGCGTCTCAGGAAAGCGCCACCGACCCGGAGCACGATCTCCTCGCGGTGTTATCCGCCCCGCGCGAGAAGCGAGCCGCGAGTGTTCAGTGAAGCCCATGCCGATGCAGCCTGCAATTTCTTCGAGCTGGTGCTCAAGCACACAGCCGATGACTGGTATGGCAAGTCGTTCAGGCTATGCCCATGGCAAGAGGACGCGCTCCGCGCCATCTTCGGCAACCTCGACAGCGACGGTAATCGCCTGATCGAAACAGTGTATCTCGAAGTGCCCAAGAAAACCGGGAAAACCGAGTTCGCCGCCGGCCTGGTGCTGCTGGCTCTGGTCCTCGACCCCATGCCCGGCTGCCAAGTCTACGGAGCGGCTTCCGCTCAGCGCCAGGCCGGCAATGTGTACCGCGCCGCGTGCAAGATGGTCGAGCAATCGCCGATCCTCCGCGCCCGACTGCGAATCCTTCGCGGGACAAATCGCATCATGAAGCGGACGGACCCCGAGTCGTTCTACGCCGCCATCGCCGCGGACGGTGACATCACGGACGGGGTGAACCCGTCGTTCGTCGTCGCCGATGAGGTCCACCGCTGGAAGACACGGAAGCACATCGAAAACTGGGACGTGCTCGCCAAGGGGGGCATCACCCGGCGGCAGACGCTTCTGTTCTCCATCACCACGGCCGGCGTTCAGAATGAATCGCCGCTGGCCTGGCGCCTGCACGAAAAGACCAAGCGCATCAATGACGGCGTGGTTTCTGACGAGCACTTCTACGGGCGCATCTGGGCGGCCGATCCGGAGGACGATTGGCGCGACGAGCGCACCTGGATCAAAGCGAACCCATCGCTCAAAGAGAACGGCGGATTCCTGGAGTTGGCGAAACTTCGCAAATACTACCAGGACACACTGTCTGAGCCTGACGGCGAGACATCATTCCGCCGTTATTTTCTGAACCTGTGGGACCAGAAGGAACACCGCGCGGTTGACATGCGCGACTGGCACGCCTGCCCGCGCGATTGGCAGGCATCTGGCTGGCCCGTGGAGCATGAGACACTGGCGCGGTTCATCGACCGGAAATGCTGGGCGGGGATCGATCTGTCGTTGACCACCGACTTTAGCGCAGTCTCTTTCGTCTTCCCGCGCGACGATGGCGGCTACGACGTGCTGCCATTCTGCTGGCTGCCCGATGCGAAGATTCGGGAGCGCGAAATCCACGATGGGATGCCCTACCGGCGTTGGGCGGAGGAAGGCTGGCTCGAGCTTTCACCCGGCCCGATCATCGACTACGCCTCGATCCGCGCGCGGCTGAAGTGGGGCGCCGAGATGTTCGACCTCCAGGAGTATTGCTTCGACCGCTGCAACTCGCGCGAGATGAGCGTCGCTCTGGTCGAAGAGGGTTTCGTGTGCGTCGAGATTCCGCAGACGTTCCTGGGGTTGAACGAGGGCACGAAGAAATTTCTGAAGCTGGTGGCCGGCGGGCAACTCCATCACGGCGGGCATCCGGTCCTGGGGTGGAATGCCTCTTGTCTCTGCCTCAAGTCGGACGGTAACGACCTGGTGCGGCCGATCAAGCCGGATCGTGAGCGAGAGACGGCGCGCATCGACCTGGTTGCAGCCACCATCGACGCCCTGAGCCGCGCCATCGTGGCGGAGGAATCGACACTTGAGTATTCGGGGGTGAGGAGCCTCGGCGCATGAGAAAACAGCCTCCATTCTTACAGCGTGTCGCTGTGCGCGCGCTCAAAACCCTCGGGATCAGTTTCAGTCAACTCGACGTTGACTGGTATGCGCGGCATGGATTCCCCGAATTGTACTCACTGCTCGCCGGGGGTGCCCCGGCCTGGTCCGGCGAGACGGTCAGTGAGAGCACGGCGCTGAATCACTCGGTGGTATGGGCTTGCACCAGAGTAATCAGCGAATGTGAGGCGATGCTGCCGCTCAATCTGATGCAGCGGCGTGATAACGGGCGCTTCCCGGTCGAAAATCACCCGCTACAAGCGGTCCTGCATGACGAACCGAACGAGCAGATGAGCGCGATGGAGTTCCGCGAGACGATGACCGCGGCGTGTGTTTTGCGCGGCAACGCATACGCGAAGATCACGCGGCGGAGCGGCACGGGCGAAGTGCTCGCGCTGATCCCGCTTGATCCGACTACTGTGCGGCCGACGCGCGAGAAGGACGGCTCGCTGACTTACATCGTGGGTATCGGCGCGGATGAGAAGCGGTATCCGGTTCGCGCGAACGAACCGCATGAGATATTTCACCTTCGCGGGCTGGGCTTCGACGGGTTACGCGGGAAGTCGGTAATCGAAGTCGCGCGGCAGTCCATCGGCACGGCATTGAGCGCGGAGAAGTACGCCGGCACATTCTACGCGAACGGCGGGCGGACGCCGTACCTACTGAAGCTCGACAAGCCATTCAAAACCGATCAGGACTTTGAGAAGTTCCGCGCCGACTGGGAAAAGGTGTACAGCCAACCTCACCGCGCGCCAATCCTTCAGCCCGGCATCGCGTATGAGCAAGTCGGCCTCGACCCAGAAGAGTCGCAATTCCTGGAGACGCGCCAGTTCGAGATCCCCGAAATCTGCCGTTGGTTCCTGATGAGCCCGCACATGGTCGGTGATCTCAGTCGCGCGACGTTCAGTAACATCGAGCACCTATTCCTGGAATTTCTCACGCGAACCGAGATGGCCTGGCTTGTCCGCTGGGAGCAGGCAATATCTCGCTGTCTTCTAACTCCGCGCGAGAGAGCCGCCGGCATGTACGCGAAACACAACGTCAACATGTTGCTCAGAGGTGATTACACCAGCCGTATGACCGGCTACAGCATCGCGCATCAGAACGGGTTTATGAGCATCGACGAGATCCGCGGGCTTGAGGACCACAACCCGCTACCGAACAGCGACGGCGCGCGACACATCTTCCAACTGAACATGCAGCGTATTTCCGGTAAGCCGCTGCCGTCCGAAATCGCAGCCGAAGCGCGAATGAAGGCCGCCGCGAAAGCCTCGGCCGAGAGGGCGGCCGCGCCGCCGAAGGAGACACCCAATGGAAACGCCTGATGTAAGTCTGTTCATCGAAGTAAAGGAAGTCTCGCCCGATGGAACATTCCACGGAATTGCCTCCGCGTATGGCGTCGAAGACCTCGGCGGTGATGTGATCGACCCCGGCGCGTTCACGAAGACCCTCAGCGAGAATCCCACCGTCCCGATTCTCTGGCAGCATGACGCGCATGAAGTCATTGGCTCCGGGACTCTGAAGGAATGGCAGGGGAAAATCATAATCGACGCGCAGCTCGACATGGAAGACGAGACCGCGAAGAAGGCGTACCGAAAGCTCAAAGCCCGGCTCATCAAAGGACTGTCCATCGGCTTTCAGGCGATCAAGGCTTCGTTCCAGGAAGTCACCAGCGACGCAGGAACGAAGATGCTCCGGCGAATCCAAGAATTGAAGTTGTGGGAAGTCAGCATCGTGACTTTTCCGATGCTGCCCCAGGCGCAAGTTACGCGCGTGAAATCGGCCGATGCCGATGCGCGCATCAAGGCACTGGAAGACAAGGTTTCCGCACTCTCGGCCGCCAATGCCACTCCGACCCCGGAGCCGGCGAAGACCGAAGAGCCGCAAAGCACGACCCCGGAGCCGGCCGCGAGCCACTCAGGGCTGATTGCACGCATGGATTCTCTCCGTGCGCTAATCCCGAAGTAACAGGAGCATGATATGGAACTCTTGGAACAGAAACTCCAGGAACTGCACACCGATTTCGCGGCCTACATCGCCAAGGCGAACGCCGAACAGGCGGAGCGGGGCCGCGTGGATGAAGGAACGAAAGAGACCCTGCGCCAGATCCGGGCGCAGGTGGACGCGATTGACCTGAAGATGCAGCAGGCGGCTGCCGCGCGCCCGCAGGGCGGGGACCGGCCGCTGGCCGAGCTGCTGAAGGAGAACGAAAGCGTCGCGCGCTTGCTGAAGGACGGCAGAGGCCGCGCGCTGATCGAGCTGAAGGAAATCACGGCGGCCGCGCTGGGCGCCACCACAACCGGCGTGATGCCGGCGGAACGAGAAGCCGGCATCACCTTGGCGCCGCGCCCCAAGCTGCGGATGCGGGACGTTCTCCCGAGTCGCCCCACGTCGATGCAGCAGATCGACTGGATCACGGAGAGCGTCCGACCCACGAAGGCCTCACCGGTGGCCGCCGCCGGTTTGAAGCCGCTAACCGACGTGACCTTGGCCGCGCACACCGAGCCTGTGCGGACCATCGCGCTGCTGATGCTGGCGACCAACCAGGTGCTCGCGGATTACACTGAGTTGCAGGGCTTCCTCAGCTCGGAACTCGCGCAGCGGGTACGCCAGGAGGAAGACACGCAGATCCTTTTCGGCGATGCGACCGGCCAGAACCTCAATGGGTTGACGACCCAGGCGCAGGCCTGGGATCTCACGCTGCTGACGGCTTCGGATGGCTACGAGTATGTGGACATGATCGCCGGGGCCATGCAGCAGATCGCCGAGGACGATGAAGACGAAACCAACCAGTTCGTGGTGCTGAATCCGGGGGACTGGTGGAAGATCCGCCGCACCAAGGATTC